GTCGGCATTCTTGCCGGTGAAGGTCTCCTTCTGGAGCCGGGCGATCTCATCCTGAAGCGCCTTCTCTTGCGCCTGGCTGAGCAGATTAATGAACGCCAACTTCGAAGCATAGTATTCACGGTCATTGATAAGATCGGCGGCCTTCCGGGCCTCCATGATATTCTGTGAGCGATTCAGAATATCGATCTGCTCATCGGCCGCCCTTCGGATGTTTTCCAGATCCAGAGCAAGCTGGGCCTTGGCTATTGATTCTGCCGAGGTATCCTTCTTCTGTGCCCCCTCGAAGTCGAGTCTCTTCTTTCTGGGCTTCGGAGCGGGCGGACCAGTAAAGCCGGCGGCCGCTTGTTCTGCCACTCTCGCCTGCTGCTGTTGAGCTTCCACGGCCTTTCCTAGGAAGGGGCGATTGGCAATGGCCAAGGCATCCTCCCCTAGGTTGGTGATTATGGACTTGATGCCTCCGAACCCGGTCGCTCCGCCTCCAAAGATATCGGTGGCGATAGCAGCGAAGGCGGCCAGAGCCTTGCCGGCGATCTGAAGGCCGCGGACCATCCCGTCGAGCACATCCACCACGACGGCGATGCCCTTGATTGCGGATCTTGCGAACTCGGTTATGGAGTTATTCTTCCCAAGTTTATCAGCCTCGGTTCCGACTCCAAGGATCTCCCCGACGACGTCGAGAAGCGCTTGCTTCATCTCGTCCAGAGCCGGAACCATCTCGGAGGCGATCCGCGCCGCGTGAAGCTCGATCACGGCGGCTGCCCGAGCATGCTTGTCGGCGTATTCGTCAGCCTTGGCGATCTGCTCATCGGTAAGGATGTTCACCCTTCCGATTCCGGTGGCAAGTTCCTTGAAGAATGGAAGTAGCTCAGCCCCGCCTCTGCCGAGGAGAGCCACAGCGACCGACGCCTTCTGGTTTGAATCCTCGAATTCGTTAAAGGCTTTTGCCAGTGCTTCGATCTGATCCGGAGAAGACAACTTTTTGAAGTTGTCTATGTTTATGCCAAGGGCGCTAAGGGCAGCGCCGGCAGCCTTGGCATCATCATCGACCCCGGTGAGATTCTTGGCGAGCTTGACCATGCCCTGCCCAAGGGCTTCGTCTGTGACGCCGCCGATCTTGGCAGCCACGGATAGGGAAGCCAAGGCAGATGCGCTGGCTCCGACCTTTTCGGATAGGTCTTGAAAACCTGCGGCCTTCTGAATCAGCTTCTCGAATACCACGACCGCGCCGACGGCACCCGCCACTAGGGCGACCCCGAGAACCCGCGCAAGGCCAGCGGCATCTTCTTTCAGCTTGGCATTGGCCGCGGCTATTCTTTTGTTCGACTCTGCCACCCTAAGAGCGGCGTCGGCCATCTTCAGCTGCTGATCGGATGCCCCCTTCAGGGCAAGCCGATATAGCTCGGTCTCACGAGTCGACTTCCCGAAGGTGGCATTCTGCTGCTGGAGCTTAGCGATGTAGTCGGTGATGGATCGCTGGCCTGCTTTCGAGACGCTGCTCTGAGCGTTGCCTAGAGATGACAGGGACTTCTTCGCTTCCTCGACGCCGGCGCGGAGTTTTCTCGCATCGGCTACAAGTTCGATTACGCCTCGTCCAAGGGCTGCGTCCGCCATCGCCGTCTCTCCAAGCTACCGAGAAGTCTTGCTAAAATGCCGCATAGTCGCCAAGGCGCAATCCTCAAGAATCCGCAGATCATCAAAGAGCCTCGGCCACTTCTTCTTTGATACTCCCTTCATCCGGAGGACAGACAGGACTGCGCTGTAATCCATTCCGGTCGCCCCGAATCCAGAAGATCGCCACTGGGTTGAGCAGGTGATGAATAAATTCACCACCGGAAGATTCTCTTCCCATACGACGATCTCTGCTGCCGCTAGTGCCTCCTCATAGGTCAGCCCGAATTGTGCCGCCTCTTCCGCTGTCGGGCCGGGCGTATAAAGAGCCCGAGCAACGGACTTTAGTTTCCCAGGCGGTTCCGGGCAAGTTCGCTGAGATAGGTGTGGAAGATCGCAACCGATGCCCCAAGGTAGTTGTCGAGAAGAATGCCGACGTTCTGGGCATTGAATTCCTCGGCAAGTTCCCAACCTACGGCCATCTCAAGAACCCGGTCGATATCCGTTACCCGCTTTGCTTCCTCTGAGGCTTCCGCGTCTCCCTCCTTTGGATCAAGACCCTTGATCCATTCAGCAAGCACGGAGCGAGTTCGATGGCGGAACGTGAATTCCACCTTCTCCTCGCCCCCGCCTGCCAGAGGAATCCCCACCTTCGCCTTGAAGGTGGGGTCCGCAACGATCTTAAACGATGGCGATGCCATTGGCGTCTCTCTGGATTACGAGGTATACCGGGTCGGCTCGCTCAGAAGAGAAAGCGTGACCGAGACGGCCATAAGCTCGTTAACCGTCAGAGACGGGATCTTGTTGAGCGTGATGTAAGCGTTGTAGAAGATCAGCGCGCCAGAGGGCAGGGTGATACGAACAGCCCGCGGCAAGCGATCGTCGTTCGCCTCGGCCGCGAGGATGTAGCCCGCGAGTTCCGGGTCGTCGGCGATGGTGATCTCCATTCCCGAAGGACTCTTCACCGTCGGGATGCGGCGCTGTGCATCGGATTCGAGGAATTGATACTCCAAGAATTGCTGCTCGCCGCCGTTCGTGGTGGAGTTCGTGATCTGCTGGAGGTTGGTCCAGGTCAGAATCTCGCGCACCGTCCCGACGCCTGCACCAGCAGGGAAGAGCGTGGTCGAAGAAGCGTTGAAGCCTTCGAGGTTGGCGTTCGAGCCGGCTACCCCGGAGAGGCGGAGAATCTTGTCCGTCAACCGAGACCAGCCAGAAGTGACCTCGACGATATCTCCGGTTGAGAGGCCGTGAGAAGAGGAGAGAGTCGCTACCGCTGGATTCGCATTGGAGACGGCATCCAGATCGATGACGTCACCATAGGATGCAGCAATGGCGATCACGCTTCCGTTGGGAAGCTGAACCGCCGTGAGTACCAGGCCCGCCCGCGCCATGTAGGAGAATAGAGCCTCCTCCACGGAAGAGAGCAGAGACACCAAGACCGACAGGATGGATTTGAAGAAGCGGTTCATGCTTAGATCCTTTTCTAAAAAATGCCGCGGAGACCGCGACCAAAATAGACCGGCCAAAAGCCAGCCGATCATTGCCCAGAGGGCAATTCAATCGGACCATATGCTGAAATCCTGCAAGGTCCCATAAAGCCTAGTGTCCTGCTCGTATACCGTTTGAAAGGTTCCAAGAACGGTCGCCTGCAAATTCAGATCGGCGCGCATGGCATTCTCGACCTGGCGTGCCAAGGCGTTGCACGCATCCCGCTGGTTATGCCAGACGTTTATCTGGACGCGATAGTTCCTTTTGCTCGGGATGGTCGCAGAATCAACAAAATTGATTGCCGAGCCGCCGATGAATTGGAACGTAATTCTAGGGACAGTGTTGCAATCCTCTGGAGCGATATCGCGGAATACCGACTTCGCTGGAGCCAGCGGCTTGAGCACGGAGTAAACGCGGGTCTCTGCGCTCATACCTTGCCCGCCAGAACTTCAGCCATGCGCCTCTGCCCGGAGGCAATCGCATCGCCTATCCGAGAAAATGCCGGACGCAGGTACGGATAAGCAGGGGCTCTCGACGTCCCGTATTCGATCAAGGCCCAGTGCCGAGCGGTGGACTTGTTCACGCTCACACGATAGACCTTCATCGTAGGGGTCGATAGGTCTTTGGCGTAAACCCGATAGATCGCGCCACCGAGGGTTCCATCTCCTCGACGCGGAGGTCCACCAGGTGTGCCGGTTCCTCGGGCTCCAGAGGCATTGAGCTTAACTTCATCGTAGATCACGCGAGCCATAGCAGCGGCTCCGGACAGAGTGACCTCGTCCTGAATCCGCTTCTCATACTTATCGAGCCCCTCAAGAAGGGAACCCGACAGTTTGGTCTCGACTTCGATCACGAAGCATTCACCTCTGAAGCCATGAGCGTTAGCCATTCCTTCCCAGAGCGATCATCGGGTAGGGGCGGACCCTCGATATTATATATCGAGTTCCCATCAATGATGCGCATCGAAGCCTCGATTCCGGTCCTATATCGGATGATAAATAGAGTTGAAACCTTAGTGTTCCTTGCGTCAGCACCAAGAAACTCGCGAGCGGATAACGGATGCTTATTCGCCCAGACCTCAGCCACGGGTATCAAGGTCTCTTCGACCTCTCCGGTGGTCTCGTTCTGCCCTGATACGACTTGCATTATGGTGATGCGATGATTCAGCGCACCAGCTCTCAGCGGTTTGCTCATGGCTTCCTCGCCCAGGTTCCGTTAATGCCGAGTGAATTTCCGGCGACGATTATAAGCTCGTGATCCCATCGTGAGGGCAATAGCTTGACCCCGCCCCAGTAGTCGGATATCCAGTTTATCCATTCGTTATTCGTCAAAAGGGTAACATGCGAGTTCCTCCCATCGGGCAACTTCGCCCGAGCCAGCTTGGTTGAAATGGCGAACACCGCCGTATCAGACTTCGCTCGCATATCGGTCAGAACCCGGTCGACCCCGGATATTGGAATGTGCTCCATGACGTCCAGGCATAGAAGAAGATCGAACTCCCCTTCCGGGATTACTTTGTAGAGCGGAATAGCTGGATCATAGCGGGCTATTCTCCGCTCTCCATCTCGCCAGAAGTGAGCCACCATATCGCTTCTGCCGCAGCCGAAGTCTAGGATCGACTTTGGCTTGAATTCCTTCACGATCTGGAGAACCAAATCCAGGTATAGTTCGGTGGCCGATGCTCCGTAGAATCGCGTCGAATGCATCTCCATATAGGCCGCGACGTGATCGTGGTAGTCCGGGAGATCCTTGACAAAAGCGAATGCCCCGATGCTTTCTCGGCCCGCCTCGACTTCGTGGTCGCTCGTCTCCAGCAGCCGGAACCCATAGGCGGCCATCCATTCGATGAAGCCTTCACGGGTCCAGTAGTACAGATGCTCTCCAGGGCGATAATGCTTTGACCCATCGATGTGATCGAGCGTCGGAAAGATCGGAAGAGATACGAAGAGAAAGGCTCCCTTCTCTATCGGTCGAAGAACGAGGCTCGGCATCTCTATATGCTCGATCACGTCCCAAAGGCATACCCCCTTGAAGCCTGCCGAGGTCGGGGAGAATCGCTTCTTCTCGATCAGCTTCTTCCGAGTCTTCGGCAGAACCTCATACCCGTAAACGTCCCATCCTTCGGACGAGGCGTACTCCATGAAATCCCCGGAGCCCGCGCCGTAGTCGAGAAAGCGCTCTGCCTTGGGGAGATGCCGCTCGATCATCGCGAGCCTGGCCTTGTTCACCTTCTGCGCAACTTCATTTCCGGCGTAGGCCTCGACCTTATTGGAATAGGCGTCTCCATAATCGACCCGGGTCTTCCGCATGTCGGTCTGGTAGGCTACCCCTCGATGCCTGCAATAGCTTAGAAACTTCTCGGTCGAAGAATCGAACCTCTTGATCAGCTCGTCCATAATGCGAATTTTCCTTTGGAGGTAACCGTGCCTGAATCAAGAGAGCCTACCAGCTTGACGACATTGGGC